TAACCATAATCTTTCCTTTATAAAAACGTAAATAATTATCTACTGGACATAACAGGACTAGGGATATCCCTAGTCCTGACTATGAATTATAAAGTATTAACCTATTCCTAGATTAAGTACACCTGGTTTATATTTACCGGTATCTACTTTAGCTGATGTAGGGGTAACGGAAGTATCCTTGACAGGAACTTGTTCGTTATCTTTACTATCTTTAGTTGTAGTACTTGCAATAGCAGTACCCATATTACTCATGTGTTTAACTAATAAAGCCAAGTTTTCATTCATACTGTTTTGAATTTTAACTTGTTCTTTCATTAAACTCACTGATTCTTCAGCTAATTTCATTTGACCTTCATGTACGTAACGTTGTTGTAACTCAGCTTGAGAAACACCACCACCGTATTGCGTAGCAGGAGGTAAATTATTAGAACCATTAAATGCCATAGCGGTTGGTATACTTCTAGTAACATCTTGAGTATCTACTTTAGGCTCAAAACCACCAGAAACATTTTGCAATGCTTGTGCTCTTTCTTCAGACGTTAATCCCGAAGTAGGAACTGTAGATATTGGTTTATTAACATTACCAGTGCTAGTCGGTAAGTTGTTTTCCAACACACTGTTTACTCGTTGGCTTACAGATAAACCTTGAGAACTTTGAGGATCTACTGCACCTGCATCGTTAGCAGAAGTAACGTTTTGATCCGCTTCATTTACAGCTGATGAGCCTTCACCGGTATCACGATACAAGAATGCTTTTACACCTTCAAAATCACTTGCTCTAGCGCTGTTAGGATAGATAGTATTTTGTCTACCATCACTTACCCAACCACCTTTGGTGTAAATCTGAATATGACCGTTCTCTTTACCACCTTCACCGAATGTTCTATATTTATCCCAAACGATGACGTCACCTAATTGGAATCCACCTTTACCAGATGGGGTACCATTCTTAGGATCACCCAATAAAGTAAACCCAGCATTTTTCAACGCACCTTTAAAGTGATACATCCATGCAGAACCAAGATTACTACCATCTTTCGTTTTAACATTATAGCCAGCGGCTTCTAATGCAGTACGAACACCTCTTGCACAATAACCTAATGGTTTCTTAGCACAATACATTCTAAATGCAGCATCTGCAGCTTTTAGTGCTCTAGCAGTCGGTTTACCGCCTTTACCAAAACTACCACCACCTTGATATTTAGTAGAATCGTCTTGAGAGCTTAATTTATAATCACCTTCATCACTATCGGCATAACCGGTCATGTCTTTAGGTAACTTAATATCTTTACTGATATTATCAAAAGCTGTTTGACGACCTATCGCGGTTTGTACATTAGTATTGGCTTCCATTGCTGAACCCGCTACTGCTGTAGCCATACCACCTAGAGGACTTGCCGTAGGTGTAGGAGCAGGAGTAGTTGATGCACCAGTAGCCGGTGTACTAGACATGCCAGCTGTAGTAGCAACATTAGGATCTGTACTGGTTCCAGTTTGAGGAATATTGGATAACCCAGCCTCTTTAACTTGACCAGAAGGTTTATTAACATCAAAACCTCTACCTTTAATCAGTTTAGCTAAAGAATTAGCGTATTGACTATCTGTAGCATAACCCGCTTGTTGTAAACTTACGGCAGCTTCCATCGGTGTTCTAGCTCTGAAGTAATTAGCATATCTAGGATTCTCACGAATGAATTTAACCCTATCAGCAATCCCTTCTTGTAGACTCTTATAAGATCTAAAGTAATCGTTAATCTTAACGCGTTTACCTTTAACCTCTTCTGTAGTAGGCACTAGTTTCTTAGGACCATTCCACTTACCGTTAGCTTTAATACCAAAGAAGTTATAATCACCTGTTACCTTTTTACCCCAAGCCGATTCTAATGCCCATTGGGCTGCAACGATCTCAGGATGTGGGTCACCAGCTTGTTTTGCAATACCAGCTATGAGTTCATATTTTTCTTTAGTTGTTTTACCTAAGTTTAATGCCGTGGTATCTGCTGCAACGGCTGCGGTTGCTGCTGCCGCTGAAGTAGCATCGTAATTAGGATTACCACTGTAAGATCCACTACCGTAATCAGCAGACGAACCTGGTTTAGGTATCGTATTGTTGATATCACCAGGTGATCCCGGAGTCACACCCACACCTGCCATTTCTGAAGTCATGCTAGCTATACTACTTATACTGCTACCACCAGATATAGGACTCGTTACTTCAGGCATCTTATTCGGATTACCTTCAGGTAGTTTCATCCCTTTCGCTTTTTCTTCGTCAGATAACAAGTTAGTGTCTCTTTCAGTTAGTACACTATCCTTACTATCTTTCAGTAGATTCTCTAAACTCACTAAAATAGTTGAACTATCCATATTTGTTTTCATTCCTCTTATAGGTGTATAAGGGACTTCAAATATGTATAAGGTTCTACCTTCAAGGTTTACAGTCACTCTAGAAGTGGCTAACGCAATTTCATAACGTTGTAAAGCACTCAATCTATCGTAGGTTTTCAATACATCTTTATTTTTAACTAAAGAATATATTTCAGTAGCAAATCGTAACAATACTGGAGCAAATCTATTAGTAAACCATTTGTTGAATAATGTAAAGTCTTCTTTACTATTTGTCCAACCTAAAGTAATACCGTGTTTGCTAACGATATCGTAAATATTCATTCCACTAAAGTAAGCAGAACCATTAACATTATAGTTAATATATTTAAACGCTGTTTGCTCTAATGCTAGAAGATTTTTAACTCGAGTCGTTGTTAAATTAGTGAGACCATAGAGACGCATTCTGATCGCAGTCATGTCATCTAGTACTTGTCTACCATCAAGTTCTATTTTCTCAACTGGTTCTGAGGTATAAACTGTATTACCGATTAGTTTAACATCTGCTTTAGCACCACTCGTTAACTTCACATCGGTCATTCTCATTTCTTTTTGGATTTGAGATTCAGATGATTTTGCAACGAGTTCAGAATGAATATTATCTTGAAGACCTTTATCTGCTAAGAAATCGAATTTAGATTTATAAGCTTTACCATCAGCTTTAGCTTTAAGGAAGTCGGCTTTATCTTCTTCCACTAAATCTTTTTCATCCGCTCTATACTTAGCGATACAAATATCTTTATAGGACTCAACCATTAAACGGTTTTGCGTTGTACCTACAGCATCTTCATTCACACCTTTCATTATCGCTAAAGGTATATCCGTTACGATATATGGGTCTACTGGTTCTGTTTTACCAAAGAACGACATATTCACAAAACTATTGATGTAACCATCATCTACACCTGAACCAAAACTTACTCTGTCAAACGCATTATAAAGTTTTTTACCAGGAGCGATACGATTAAGTATCGTTACCATACGACTAAACACAGGCGCAAAACGGTTAGAGTACCAATTATTAAATTTAACCATCGTTTGTCTGAAGATTTCACTTTGAGGGAAACCCGCACCTAAAGACTCGATAATGTCTTTATGGAACAATGCTAAACATAATTTGGTTATCTTTTTGTTTTTACCTAATTCGTCTTTAGTCGGTAATTTAACTCGACCTTTTTCATCTATCGTCACCATGTCACACATGAGTTTTTCAAACTCATAGATCCATGATCTTTGTGTATCGTTTTTCGGGTCAAAACCGTAAGCTGACCAACGATATTCATCTATGGTGTTACCGGATTTAATTAAATCAGTAAAGAAGTTAAATACGTCAAACGCTGTCCATACAGCAAGTACACCTAATCCGATAGGACCAAGTAAACCTAAAGCGCCTTTACCAGCCGCTTTTAATGCGCCTTTCTTCCATCCACCATTTAAACCCATCAATGTTAACGCACCAGTACCAACAGTTAATGCGTTGTTCATGGTGTTTTCACCATCAATGGCATCGATCGCTTTAGCTCTATTTTCAACAGAGGTTGTATTAGCACTATTTTTGTAAAGTGTATTGATCTTATTACTTACTTCACTATAAGGAGAAGCATCTTCTTTAATGAGTTCTTTTTCAGATAAGATTTTATTACTTGTAGTAATATCACTATCTAAGTCAACGGTTTGATTATTTAAGAGCTCTTGATTTTCTGGTTTAGTGATATCATTATCGTCATCACCGCCAAATAAACTAGAACCCACTAATCCTACACCTAATGCTCCCGCAAGAAGTTTTCCTTTACCGCCAAGTTTACTTGTGAGTTTTGTTACAAACCTACCTGCTTTACTTGTCGCTTTAGAACCTACTGTAGCACCAGCTGTAGCAGCACCTGCTGCCTTTTTACCCATCTTACTTGCAGAAGATTTAACTGTAGCTTTACCGCGAGTACGACCTTTTCCAGCACCTTTACGTGTTCTAGATTTTTTACCCTTACCTTTACGTCCTCTTCCACCCATATCTAAATCGCTTCCAAAACCACCTGAACCATTAATAGCATCAATAACTTCATTTAGTTTATCTACCATTTCGATATTCATGTTTTCTACTGCAGTTGTTGTTTTATCTGCAGCTTCAGTAGGATTCGTAGAAGGATCGACAGAACCATCTGCTTTACTGTTACTGAAAGCACCACCTAACCATTTCTTCATTCCTTTAGGGACGTATTTTCCAATACGACTTTGAAGGATTTTATCTACAGCTTTAGCACCGAGCTTTTTACCAACGGCAAGTGTTTTATTCTTAACGATTTCTAATCCACCTAAAGCTTTATCTTTAATCCAAGCTAAGGCTTTTTTAGGTAAACCTAGACCACTCGCTACACTTAGTAATCCTGCAATTGGTTGGAATAATTTCTTAATCGCACCACCAATAGCCGCAGCGCCAGCCATTAATAACGGCCATTGCTTTTTCAAGAAATCTAAAATACCGTTTGATTTCTTTTTACTTGCTTCTAAGCGTTTCTCTTGTTCTTCACGATCTGCTTTAGCACGTTCAGCTGTACGAGCTTTTTGTTCTTCTAAATTCTTAGCAATCTTATTAGCCGCTTCTTCTTTATCCGTTGATAAAGGAGATTTACCGTAATTTAATCTATCTAAGAATTTAACCCCTAGACGCTTAACCGCATCTTTGGTGAAGACATATTCGCCTTTATGTACCTTACCAGCATTTTCATGTTTACTACCGTCACCGGTGTAACCACCATCAGCGAAGTATTTGGTACGAGCTCCTTTAGTTACTTTATTAGCCCAGTTTTTAACTGAACCCATATTTGCTTTTTCGAAAGCTCCCTTCGCACGCCAGTAATCTTGTGCAGCTGCACCTTGGATATTTTCAGCAGTATTTTCAAAGATATCTGAAACTGTACCGCCTATTAATTTTCTACCTAACCAACCAGCGCCTTGGGCAACCAGACTAGCAGGCATTAAAGCAGTTCTTCCAACTTTACCTAAGAAACTTAAATCTTTAAATTTCTTTTTAGTCGGAATAGGTTTATCTTTGTTAAATGGTCTACCAATAATGTCTCTAACTTTACCAGCACCCCATTTCGAAAGTTTCTCAGCACCACTGTATTTCGAAATAGCTTTTAACCAGTCATTAGCTAAACGTAAACGTCTACGAATATAAGAGTTAGATAAGATACGTCCTTTACTATCTCTTAAACCGTTTTTCATATCTTCTTCAGAAATGATTTCTTCACCGTTCTTAGTAATAACTGGACCGGTAATATCGCCAGGTTTAAGAATCTGTTTACCGTTTGATTTAAGATAATACTTACCTCTCATCATGGCAAATCTGGATATACGTTTTTCGTAGGTTTCTCTACCTTCATCGTCTATCGTTTTAACGTAAACATCAGTAGTGTGTGCTGTTTTAGTTAACCAAGATTTACTACGTTCTTTAAAATCTAATCCAGCTTTATTTTGGTTAAAATCATTACGTGATTTGCTAAGAATACGATTTCTAACTTCTTCGGTAATTACAGGATTACCATCTTTATCCACTAACCCTTTACTAAAGTCTTCAATAGTAATCACTTGTTCACCAGTATCTGTTGTCACGACAGGACCTGTAATATCAGATACTTTATTAACGAATGATTCACTATTGACATCGTAATACCCGTTAGCACGCATTTTACTCGCTAAAAGTCTAGGAGATTCTTCGCCATCCACGTAAACGTCTTTAACGTTTTTCTTCTCTTCTTCAACTTTCGCTTTGTTCGTTGTTTTTCTGATGAGATGTTGACGTTTTAATTCTTCAACAGATTTAAGAATTTTCTGGATCTTACTTTGACGAGGAGTTTCTGTATCAGTACCTGTATCAGTCGTACCAGAAACAGAAGCTGCATCTTTTTCGATCTCTTCTTTCGCTTTACGAATGATTTCTTTTTCAGTAGATAACCTTGAAACATCTTGATCTATAACGTCTTCTACAGGTTTAGAAGTATCAACTTTTTCTACAGTTGTTTCTTCGATATCTTTAACAGGTGATTCAACGCCTGCTTCTTTACTAAATTTTTCTGAAACGACTTTTAAAGTTTCATCGTGTTTAGCAAGTTTAGAAACGTAGTTATTAAATTGTTTAAAGTCTTGTTCAGAAGCACTTCTTGCTCTAGAATGTAAATCTAAATATTTACTAATAAGTTGTTCTTGTGCTTGAGCTTTTTGTTCTTCTGTTAATTCGGTGTTCATTGCTAGTTTAACAGATTCTTTAAATAACCCACTTAACTCTTTACCGAACTTACCGTATTTAGAACCATTCTTAAGAAGTGCTTTAACAGCTTTAGACCCAAGGATATTCTTACCTGCATTGACTGCAGCCACTCCAGCCCCAACAGCATTGGCATAACCGAATGCATTAGCATCTGTAGCGTCCTTGTGGAAATCTTTAGCAATATCTTTAGCCCACTCTTTAACACCAATAAAGTTTTCATTTTCATTCACTTTATTGATGAGTTCTTTAATCTCGGTATTGCCTTTACCACCGAATTCTTTTATTTTATCCCAACCAGCCATGGTGACATCTTTACGGACATCGTTTAACCATGCTAGTTTTTCTTCTTTCGTTTCAAAACTATTATACTTCTCATTAAAGGCTTTAGCACGATCGTTCCAGTCCTCTGCTTTATCCCAGAACTCTGTTGCTTTAGATTTGCCTTTAGTATAAGTGACTTCAACAGTTTCTTTTACTTTCTCGATAGACTCAGCAATAACTTCATTTCTGAATTCTTTATCAGTGGCTAATTTAGTTGCTACCTTTTTACTTTTTCTTGCTTTTTCGACAAGTTCATTGATTGCTTTATCGATAGCTTGTTCTTCTTCAGTTGCCTTTTCAAGATTTAATTTATTTACAGCGTAAATAAGTATTTCTTTATCGCTAAGGATACGATACTTATCGGCATCTTTACTATTTTTAGCATAAGCTAAACCAGTAAGGATAGCGATTTTAGTTGCAACTTCTTTAGCGAATAAACCATCAGATACAGCGGTTAATAAACTATTATTATCGAAATAATCAAAGTTCCAAGTCCAACCTTTATAGGTATTTTCATTATCGATTAAAACATCATCAGTACCTACTTGTCTTAGGCACCATTTTCTAGCGATATCAATATTGTTGATAGTCTTATCGATTTTACTAGTAACACCACTAGCAACACTACGTGCCATCGTCATGATTTTACTATCGTAGATAGTATCACTTACATCATCGACGATTTTATTTTTGTGTTTACTAATAACATTCACACCTCTTGCTGTACTGCCGAGTATGCCTTTATTTTGTTCTTTGGTTTTTAACCATTTACCAAGTTGAACACCAATGGAATCATCTTCAGTCCAAGCACGGATAGCAATTGGGTATTCCCTTGTTAGTTCTAAGAACTGATTCTTAGTTAACTGTTTACCGTATTTGCTTTTACCATCAGCATCTTTTATTCTTGCGATTTCTTTAGCAAGATTACCTTTTAATCGGTTTTTGATGGTTGGTACTTCAACGTTATTTTCGATTACCGTTTTATCTGATTCTCTAACGTAACGTTCCCAAACAGCTTCTGGTGAATCGTAATCTAAACTTCTTGTATAACGCTCACTTTCTTCTTCTAAAGATTCTTTTGTAAACTGGTCACTATTAGAATAACTATTTTGTTTATAATAGTCTTTAGGTGAAGTATATAGAACACCATCTTTACTACGACGCATGGCTTTATTAGTAACCATAGCCTGAGCGTAGTTAGCGTTAATAAGACCTCTGTTATTTGAATAAGTCGCACCATGAGAAACATTGTCTAACATGCTGATGATAGATTGATTAGCATCTCTCAAACGACGTTGAGATTCTTTATCTAACGTATCACCTAAACTACCATCGAGGTTATAATTAGAAATAAGCTCTTTAGAGATATCCGCTATTTCTTCTTTAGTCAACCCTTTAAAGTTGTTAGTATTAAAAAAATTCTGATCTGCTAAATCTTTAATAAGAAACGCACTTTGATTGGTCATCATGTGGTCTCTAATAGATTTTGCAAATTTCTCTGCTAGACCTTTATGTTTACTTTCTAATTTACCTTCACGATCGACATTTAACCAAATGTCTCGACCGTGTTGCATAGTACGATCAACGCCATGAGCTTCACTTAATTCTTTTGCTATATTTTTATTAAATCTAGCTCTTGAACTAAACCCACCTTTATTGAAATCCCAGATAAGTTCTCTATTGGCGTCTTTAGTATCCCAGCTTGCACCACCTAACTGTTCAATACGAATACGTTCAGTACTTTGTAGGATTTTAGATAAGTAACCAGGAATGATATCAACGATAGATGTTCTTGTAGCGTTATCAAATTCAGCACGTTCTCTGGCTTGTCTAGCCGCATTCATATCCGTGCTGTGAATCATTTCATGTCTTGGTTGTAATACATCCAAGAAGAAATCTTTTAAACTACTACCAACCGCACTATTTTCCCAGAAGTCACCAGTGAGTCTTCTATCAGCTGTATGCAGGTACATTGGTATTTCACTGGCTTTAGTGTATAGTGCTTCAGATAAACCAGAAATTGCTCCTCTTTTATCTAAACTATTCACCATACGTCTAGCAAAGCTATTACGGATTTTAGCACCGAGTAGATTACCTGCAAATTTAGCACCATGCTGTTCCAAAGTACGATCTTCCATCATACCGGATTCAGCCATCATCTCTAATCCGTCAGCACCCATTTCTGCCATGTCGACAGCGTCACTAACGCTTTGTATAAAACCTTTAGCGTAATCTGTAGCATTCTTAAAGACTTTATCTTTATAACCGTTGACGAAGTTTCCAAAGCTTTTAGTACTATTAGTTAATAAACGTCTTAATACGACATCTTTCAGTACTTCTTTATTCTGAGCTTTTACGATATCAGGTAGAGCACTATTCTTAACGATAGCATCTAAAGCTTCTTTTTGATGCGTAGCACTCTCTTTCAACGTTTTACTGATGTTGACTTGAGTAAAGAGCTGTCTATACCCAATCTCGATCATCTTACGCTGGAATATCGACGTAATCTGTTCTTGATAAGAAGCTATTCTATCTGCAGACGTTTTAATCCCAAATAGTAAATCTTGTTGAGATTGAAAACGTTTTTCTTCTTTCTTATCACGAAGCGCATCTATCGCTTCGTTTCTTTGTTGGTTTTCAGCCTGAGCCGCAGTAAAGGTTTCTATTTCTGCAGCGATAGCGTTAGCCTGTCTAGCTTCTTCTGATTCAGTATAATTGTATTCTGTCTCAGCACCACTAGCAAACTTATCCATCAACTTTTTAGTAAAGCTTGGAATCTTATCACCGTAAAGCTTACTAATTTTACCAGTGATGATTCGAGTTCTATTTATTTCCTTTTTGATCTCATCCGCACTTTCATCTAAAAGTCTTTTACCGTCATCGATATAACTTTTAAATTCGCTTTTAGCACGACTATAACTATCGGGCAAAGCTTCATCCACTGCTTCAGATATTTTAGTAGGATCAAAGGCTTCCGTGAAACCATCTTTGAAACTACTTTTCATTGTGACGGGTTTTCTATCCTTTTTATTAGGATCTCCATCTGTAAAGTCCATATCGAAATCATCAAACCCTTCATCGAAGTCTTCGAAATCACTCTCGAAGTCATCGTCAAGTTCGATTTTTTCATCTTTGTCTTTAGTTGCCATTATTTAAAACCCTTTTATATGCATACCAAAATGCCGTTAATCATTACTAGTAATTAAATTAAAAATAAACAGGAGTAAATATGAAAAATTTAACTCCGTTCAATATAGACCTCATGTTTGCACCTGACTCCTTGGTGAGAACAATGAGACCTGTTACCAGAACGGATATTTACGACGGTGTCACTTCTAATTTCCATGAAGATGGTTTATTCTCTATCACTACTTTTGGCCGAGTAGGATCTGAAGAACGAGATAACAATTTTTCATTTATTAGATTACATGCTGACGTTATCCATCCGGCAGTATTTGAAGTATTAAAGAAATTAAAACGACTATACGTCGATATTATCATGGGATCAGCATATGCTAGATGGGATGATGAAATTAAAGATTTTATATCTTCAGACATGTTAGATGGGCAGACGGGTTTTGCTTTCTTTGCAAAACACATTAAAGATTTAGATCCAGATAAACGTATTTCGAAAAAACGAAATATGTATATCGATGTATTTAATAAATATAAACAAGACTGCTTAATGCATAACTGTTTGGTTATACCAGCAGGCTTGCGTGACTTATATATAGATGGATCAGGTAGAGAAGTACAAGATGAGATCAACGACATGTATCGTAAACTTATTGCTATCTCTAACTCAATCAATATCGTCGGTGCTAAAACTAATGATCCAATTATAGATATACCAAGACGTAATCTACAATTAACAATGAATGAAATCTATAATTACTTGAAAACCATGCTATCAGGTAAGAAAGGTTTAGTTCAAGCTAAATGGGGTGGTCGTAAATTAGTAAACGGTACACGTAACGTTATTTCAATGATGAATACCGCAGCCGATGAATTACATGGCACTCGTGCCCCTTCTGTAGACGATACACATATCGGGTTATATCAAACGCTAAAAGGTGCTTCACCGTTTGTAATACATGAACTTAAGAAACGCTTCTTAGATGAAATATTTATTAATCCTTCTTCACCTACTACACTTATAGATCGTAAAACATTTAAATTAGTCGATGTTGACCTTAAACCAGAGGTCTGGGACAAATGGGGTACAGTAGCAGGATTAGAAAAAATGATAGAAGGTTTTTCAGACGATACAGTTCGTAATAAACCAATCATGATATCAGGTCATTATTTATATCTCGTATACGAAACAAATACGGAATATAAATTATTTAGAAATATCAATGAACTACCAGATAAATCATATTTAGAGAAAGTTCATCCAATGACTTACGCTGAATTCTTCTACCTGTGTAATCCTGAGAAATATTATACTTTTAAAGTATTAATTACTCGTTACCCTATAGATAGTTTTAACTCTATCTATTCAAGTAACTTATACCTGAAAACAACAGGTAATGCTAAATTAAAATATGAGCTAGGAGACGACTGGCAAACTCATATCGGGTTCGCAAGAGAATATCCTGAACATGCCCTAGATGCAGCATGGCTTAATACGGTAGCAGTTAATCCGACCAAATTGTCTGCACTTGGGGCTGATAAGATGTAAAAAATAAACTTAAACTTAATGCATTTTTATCTCTATAACAGTTATTGTGAAATAACCTTTATGGAGAAAAAAATAATGCTTAAAAGCTTTATAGAAATTCCTTACACTAACGGCGTATTAACAACCGATGGTGTAACTTTAAAAATAAATGATACAATAACGGATAAAGAATTTATTGACATGTCCGATTATTGGAGTATTAACGATAAATCTGTTGAGAAAATTAAAGTGATAGCAGCAGCTATCTTTAATGTTAAACTACCAAAAGAATTAATATCTAAAATTATAGTTATTAAGGATAAAGAAGAACCCAATAACGTTTTTAAAACCTATTATAAATTCCCAAAAGATGGTATACCTGTAGTCGGTATGGATGGTTATAGATATATTCCTTACCATACTTCTTTCGCTATAAACGAAAATGGTGAAGTCTATTCTTTTATCAATAAAAAGTGTATTGAATCTGGTGATTTTTTTAAATCAGAATACAAATGTATAAGAGGAGTAATAGATTATCTTGGAGGGTATACTCGGGAAGGTTATTTTAGACGTTGTAACGTGGTAACATCTATGCATTACCATCGATTATTAGCGTATGCTTTTTGTGAGTATAATCAAGATCCTTTATGTTTAGTTGTTAACCATATAGATGGAAATAAAACGAATAATGATATTTCTAATCTAGAATGGGTCACTTATACCGACAATCTTTTACACGCTTTCAAAAGTGGTCTTAGAAACGATAACATTAATGTTGTCTGTAAAGATTACATTACTGGTGAAATACATCGTTATTTTAGTATTGGTGAATGTGGTCGACAACTAGGCGTAGATGATGAGTCCGTAAGATTTAAGCTTGATAAAGAATTAACTTTATTAAAAGGTAGATACGTTATACAGAAAGATAACGATCAAATTAAAGAATGGCCCGAAGCTACTAGCCTATTAAAACTTAGAACCCCTCAACTGATAGAATATACGAATGTACTTACTGGTGAGAAAGGAGAAGTACTGGGCATATTTAGATTTGCAGAAATCACTGGTATTTTAGCATCAACTGTTAATTACACGTTAACTAAACAATTAAATACCGGGAAAATGGCAAGACCTATTGATGGTTGGAGTTTTAAATATAAGTTAGATGATAGAATTAAATTTAGAGAGTTTAACGATCTAGAAAGAATTTTTTATCAAAAACGTAGAGATTTAGGAATCCAAAACACAATAGGTACTGGGTACGTTGTTTATTGCAATGGTAAGTTGTTTGATGTATATACGGGTTATGACGAATTAATAGGTGTCTTCTTTGAGTTAACGCCAGATATACTTAGAGCAAGGGTATTGTCAGGAAAACCATTTATTTTTAAAGATAAAGAGTATTATTTTAAATACTTATATAAAAACAGGAATGGCTTAGAATTAGTTTAAGTCCAACCATCATTTTACTAAGTCCGAATATTAATTTATTCGCATCTCTCTAATTGCGGGGAACTCTCAATGATGTTGTAAGTACTACTTATTACTAGAAATAGATAATAACACCTGTAACGTAATAATGTAATCAGGCACAGTGAAAACCTTACACTAGAGACAATCGGCGCAGCGAAGTCCCTAAGTTTAAAATTTTAAATATGGGATGTGTTCAACGACTATGGCACAGAGCCAGTACAGCCAAGCGGTACGTAGCGTATAGCCCTACGCGTAAATCGTTTAAATGGAAACGGGAGACAGATTAGGAATATATTGAATACTAATCCACTATAAGGGTTTAAACCCTTATAGTGACAGCTATAAGCTGTTGAAGATATAGTCTATGGCCCACAGCGATGTGGGATGCCTTAACTTTGATTTGTTAAGGGGCTAGGGGTAGCGACCCTAGTAAACTCAGTCAGTTCGATGGAGATACTGTTTACAGTAAAGAAGCAATAGAAGAAATTGATAACAATTTGAAATCTAAAAGTTCAGTTATTGGTCCTAGAGGAAACTTTTTATTTAGTGCTGATACGCTCATCGCTCAGCGAGTAATGCGATCCCTCACTGGTCCAGTAGAACAATAAACAGGATATAAATCATGCAAGAATTAGATATAGCTTTAGAGAGTAGCATTTCTCTAGAAGCAGAACTGTACGATTTATTTTATCGTAAACGTGGCGTAAGAAGAATAGCACAAATTGCTAATCCTATATTCTCGGACATAGGTGCAACCACTTTTCCAAAAAACTCAATCTACCATTATAATCCTGAGAGCCCGTTGTTATTTGGTCCTCAAGAAAATAATCCGTGGTTTGTTGGGGAAAATCATCTTAAGTTTATTGAACATGTAGCGAGTTTTAAAACAGAAACAATTGGTACGATTGTTCGTAAACCAGGAAGTGAAATACAATATATACAAGCTTATAGACGTAAACATCGTACGTTGAAGTTAATGCGTAATTTCTTTAACATCAATGCACAACCAAACATGTTGATCATCTATAACTATTGTTTACTTAATCAATTATATAAATATAGACCACATCGGTTTATTAGTTATTTTAATTTCCAGAACTTATATTCTACTATTTTGACTAAAATTAATCAAGTAGCGAATCAGTCTGATAGACACCAGTTCTTTGAATTAAGATTACCTAAAACTATATTAACTCGTAGTTATTATAGATCATTAGCAAAAGAATATTTTAATACAGGCATGACAAATCGCATGCTTCATTTCTTTTCAGATAGTGATGCATGGTTGATTTTCCATTTATGGATGTGGATGGGTGATGAGCGCTCTAAGTCTATCTTCAATCTAATAGAACAAAAGAACTTATCAAAAGTTAATCTTCTATTAACAGAAAGCGGTAAATACGTTTTAATTAATTTAGGTGAATTAAATAAATGGATTACTGAAGAATCTAATGAAGATGATTTTGAAGAAATGGATGATGACGGTACGATCATTTCGAATAGAGCTTTAGGTATACGAGTTAAGTTTTATAACTTACTTAATAAGTTATTAGAATTTAGAACAGGGGCACCAAGTGCTATAAAAGTTGAACCTGTAACTTATACTGAAGCGGAACTAAATGATACAAGTGAAGTGGAAGAGGATGAGGGTGAAATATCACAACCTACTCAGCCTACTGAAACAAAACCTAAATCTTTAACAGATTCATTTATTTCTGCTGTTGGTAAAGTAACGGATACTAAAGTTCAAACGACGGAAGATAAAGCGAAACAACAAATCGAGAAAGGTAAAACTAATACTTTTTCTAGAGTGCTTAAACCGCTTCCTAAAGAAGAAACTGACGAACAGGATACAGTTGACAATACCGTATCAGAACCAGAACCTAATTCTAAATTAGCTGGACAATCGGATAAGGTAGAATTACCTGAAGATGTACAAGAAGTGGTTCCAGATGAACCTGAAATGGAATACATCCCTGAAGATCCTTATAAGGATTTACCTGAAGACCCATATCAACGCTTACCATTACGTGAAGCGATGAATAAGGTTAAAGAAGGTGAGATGTCTGCAAGGGAGTTTCAACGTATTCAACGACAAGCAGAAGCGTATACCATGATTCCTAATCCATTTGATGAATCAGGTAAAACCTCTTTAAAAGATTTCATGGAATCGAATACTAAAGAGGATGTGGAAATCAAACCTATTGAAGTGCCTGATTCGGATTGGATTCTCGATAAGAATATGCTTAAAACAACGGTTGAACCTTTGACTAGACAATACATCGAGAAATCTCTTAAACGAGATGTCGTTAAATCATTGATGTCTATACAGAAAGCAGGAATGATGGTAACCGATCTTAAATTGGAAACCCAAAATGACGTTGCAAGTAAGTACGATATCTGGAAAATGAAAGTACAACCTATCGGTGGTACAGAAGCAACAGTAACGATTAAATTACCTCATGTTGATAAAGAAGGTAGATTTAAAGTTAATGGTATTTATTATAATCTAAGAGCGCAACGTAAAGATCTTCCAATCCGTAAGGTTTCCACAGATAAAGTTGCATTAACGTCTTATTATAGTAAACTTTCTGTTTCTAAAGCTGAAAGAAGAACATTTAATCTTGAATCATTTTATCATACGCAGTTAAATGCGAAGATCATCGATAAAGATATTATTCATGTAGAGTATTCAAATAGAATTAATACTGAATTAGATGTTCCTACTGAATATCATCATGTTGCTTCTCGTTTTAAACGTTTTGAGTTATTAAACGATAAACAAGTTATTTATTGTAACTTCGATTATAATCATCGCGGTATTTTAATCAATAACGATGATAAACGTTTAGCTGCACTCGAAGCGAAATACAACGGTGTTATTTTTGCTAAAGATAAAAGTCATTTATATTTCATTAGTAAATCTGATAACATGGTTTATTCTACCGATCAAGGTTATCAGCCTAAACCGCTTTATGAATTCCTAGCAATAGAAAAAGAACCACCTTTAGAAATGGCAGAGATTAAAGTATTCTCTAACTCTATTCCTTTAGTGTTCTTATTAGGTTATTATAAAGGTTTATCCGGATTATTAAGAGAACTTAATGTACGTCCTCGTAAAGTATTCAGAGGACAACGACCTAACTTAAGTTCTACTGAATATGCGATTAAGTTTGCCGATGAGGTTTGGGTATTTGATAGACGTGATACTAAAGCAGCTATTATTCTATCTGGTTTTAATCACTATAAACGTTATATCGAAGATTACGCTGTAGATCAGTTCGATAATAAAGATACGTTTATTGCTATTTTAAGCGATGCTGGTTTAACCATGCAAGTTGAAAATGAATTTAAACTCATGGAAATGTTGTGGGTAGATGAGATAACGAAAGAGTTATTGATTCAAATGCAAGAACCGACAGATTTCGTGTCTTTATTATTTAGAGCAGCAGAATTACTTACTATTCCTTATTCACGAGCTGAAGTGAATATGGACGATATGATTATAGCAGGTTATCAACGTATTGCAGGTCAAATTTATAAACAACTTGCTGGTAACGTTAAAACCATGATGAATAATCGTAGTATCCTGGCTAAGAAACGATTCGATATGCCACCTACGCATATTTTACAAACGATCATGAAAGATCCTTCTGTTTCTTTAGTGGATGACATTAACCCTATCCACAACTTAAAAGAACACGAGAATATCACCTTTGGTGGTGATGGTGGTCGTAGTCGTAGATCGATGGTATCTCGTACACGTACTTACTCTAAATCAGACTTAGGTGTGATTTCAGAAGCAACCGTAGATAGTGCAGACGTAGCGGTAACGACATTCTTATCTGCTAACCCAGCGTTAACTACGACGTTAGGTAATAGTAAACGCATAGATACTCAGAATACCTCAGCAGCTGAAGTTTTATCTACAACCAGTAACTTATACGTTGCATCTACTCGAGATGATCAACAAAATTAATATTTTTTTAAAAAAAGGACAAACATAATCCCGCCTAACTCTGGAACAGTTAGACGGAAACAACAATTTTTAATATCCAGGAAAATCCTTATAACGCACGTATGCTTTACCGTCTTTCCAGAATTTATTTGGATTAGCTTGGTTAAGACGTTCGTTCAATGTATTTGCATTGAGATTGTTTTCTTTAGCACAGTCTCTTGCGTTAAGATAGATTTTAAATGAACCATCCGGTAAGATGCATTTTACAGGTACAGCTTCTCCTTGCTGTTCTATTTCAGCATATGGATCAGAAATAGATCTCCATGGAGTAGTATCAGTTTTAACCTGATAGATAGTGTTATTCCAGATAAATGGTTTCTGATTAGAATTAGCATATCCAGATATAGTACCCTGAGATAATTTAAGAAAATTACTACATTCGTATTGACTATCGAATTTATATTCTTCGTTAGTGATGACATTTCTTAAATACGTTTTATTAGCAGGACCTTCGTTTGCTAGTTGGGCTACTATTTCTTCATGAGATAATTCAGGAAATGGTTTATTATCCTCCGAGTATTTACGAATCTGTACGCCAGGAGACCAAACGCGAGAATCAGGTTGTGAAAGACGATACTCGATGAAATCTTTATTATCACCCCAGCCAATTGTAGTAGCTGCTGTAATACGGTTAGGATAAATGAAAGTTTTCCCAGTAAAGACGTCTTTAACTTCGACTTTTATTTGCACGCGCTCGTTATAATAATCGTAGTAGTGTCTTAGATTTTCTTTTTGAGTAAGCCATTCTAGGTTTTTTACACGATTATCGTCTTGTTGGTTATTAATGTGATTCACTTGTAACTTACGTAGATCGCGAGTATCTGGTATAAACATATATGCCATTAGACGATGGGCAAGAATTTTATACTGACTACCGTCCAGATTTAAAGCGATAATCTTATATCCACGTTTATTAGTTCTCTGTGACATAGACTTGCCACTAAGGATGTTAATAACGTCACTATCTTCGTTAATGGCATACATTGGAAAACCACGGATATAGTAATAACCAGAGTATTCAAAACACGGTTTTAACCAAGGATATGGATTAGGGATACAAGTTATCGGGGTATCGTTATTGTCGTAAGTTACGTCGATATACGGGTATAAATTAGGATATTTTAAATCTAATAATAATTGTTGATGTTCATAAGCATCATAATCGTCATAAATGTTATAATCAAATGTTGACATGTTTGTTTCCTTTTAATTTAAATAAAAAAATATTAATGGGTCCACCTTTTTAAAAAGGTGAATTCCCTCTAATTGCGGGAAAGTTTATACAACGACTTTAACTACCACTTATAGCTAGTAATAGACTATAATACTGCGAGAGTAATGTTTCAACGCAGCATGGTGAAAACGTTAAATCGGAACTAACCGACGCAGCGAAGTTTCCTACTCCTTATAGGAGGGAAATGTGTTCACAGACTAGTGCGGTAGCACGTAAGGCATCTCTAGATGTCTGAAACGGGGGACATGTGAGAGGGTTACGACCTCCACCTCTTATTTAGAATTTGTTTTAAGTAAGGGCTTGATAAATAATTCAAGATGAAGATATAGTCGAGATTTACACTTTCTACATTATACATTCTACGTATGTATTTTTGCACAGAAAATAATGTAGAAAGATGGGGTCTACCCAAGAGAACATTATTTAGTGCCATTCAGAACAGTCATTCATTAGGTATGATTAACTCCATGCCTCAGGCTGTACGTACTGGATATGACACTATTATAGCGCATCGAGTAGATGAGAAATTTGCAGTAGTATCTAAAGGTAAAGGTAAAGTTACTGAAGTAAGTAATAATCACATTACGTTAACTTACGAAGATGGGACTACCGATCGTTTTAAAATCGGTTTAAACTATGGAGTATCTACAGGTAGTGTAGTAAATAACATGTTAGTTACTGATTACACTGTAGGGCAAGAAGTAAATAAAGGTGATGTGGTCGCATTCCATCCTGCACACTTCCAACGTGATGTATTTGATAAATCTCAAGTTTTATTTAAAAACTCGATTTTATCATTTACAACATTTATGGAAAGTAATGATACCGAAGAAGATAGTAGTGCTATTTCTTTAAAATTAGCAGGTAAGATGGAAGTACCGGTAACTGAAGTAAGAGATATCGTCGTTTCATTTGATGATACTATTCGTCATCTTGTAAACGTTGGAGATAATGTAGAAAGTGAAACACCTTTATGCACTATCGTTAATGCGGTGTTTACAGAAAACAGTATGTTCGATAAGAACAGTGAGTATTTAGATACACTTAATCAATTAGCTAATGTATCGCCTAGAGCGAAACATCACGGTATGGTGACTAAAATAGAGGTCATGTATTATGGTGATAGTAGTACAGCATCTGAAAGTGTGAAATCTATCATTAGTAAATTTGATAAAGAAAGAAGAGTGCTTGCTGAGAGATTAAAAGATGGAAGCCCGACAGTAGGATTGTTAAAAGAACCTATACGGGTGGGTGGAAATGTTTTAACTGATAGAAGTTTAGTGATTAAATTCTATATAGAACATCATGACGGAATGGGTATCGGGGATAAGCTCGTGGTATCAAATCAATTAAAATCTGTTGTAGCACGAGTAATGACGGGTGTGAATGAAACCAAGTCAGGTAAACCAATAGATGCTATATTTGGTTATCAATCTATCAGTAACCGTATCGTAACTTCTGCTGAAGTAATAGGTACGACTAATACGTTACTTAGAGAAATAACTAAAGAAGTGATTGGTATTTATCGTAATGATACAAAAAAATAAAATAACTTAATGTCATATATCCTACACCCAAAAAGGTGTAGGATATATGTTCGATTGTTATTTTAGAGCATATAGCTGTTTAATATCTCTTAGTTCATTTATACATGTTTCAAAACATTTTTCATGATCTAAGATATCGTTTTCAAACAACTCTATACACGAATCAATAGATAAACTAGTATAAGTTTCCCATTCATCATGAGTATAGTAATCTTTTAACGCTTGATACTTTTCTTCACCTAGTTTACTAAGATGATACTTCCAGCCGTCTGCTTTACGTTCAAGGTATAGACTATCATCCGTTTTACGTAAATAATACAGGCGTGTATCTTCTAGTTTTCTAAAAGATTTAACTACAACTAAACTATTAAAGAAGACAGAGATGGATTCTCCGCTAGATAAAGTTAATTTTAACTCACTAACGTTTAAACCGATATCATCATTCTTCACAACTGGAATTAAGCTAGCTGATTCAATAATATCGATGGATTGTTGATCGGTAATCCATTTTTCTATTAGGGCTTTTGATTGTTCATTCATGTTTTACTCCTCAGTAATAAAAGATATATAACTCAAATAGATAATATAAGTTCTTAACAATAAACAAACACCCTGAACATCCTATGTACCTCTTATTAAGTAATGTTTTACCTAATAGGATGGGATATTTTTATTTTGGCCAAAATATAAAAAGGAAAATAATAATGACAGAAAAATATGTGCATGTAAGCACCACTGCTAACATGATTCAAGCTATCGTTAATGTTCTTTTGAATTTAGATAAAGAATGTGTGGATGTTCCACATGATCCAAGAGAATTAACTAACGACGTTCAAGCAACTATTGCAAGAATGGTTGGAGGTGCTTAATCATGTTAACCGAATTAACATTAGAATCAGCCGTAGTATTAGCTGAAGAATTAGAACGTAGAAAAGCTTATCTCGTTCCAAACGTAGATACACCCGTTGAAGAGTTAGTCGCTGCAGCAGAACCTGTTACTGATAAAGTACCAGAAGAACCTGAAGCCATCGTAGAATCATTAGAAGAAATGACTTCTAGTCCGGTTGAAGTCACGCCTGAAACGCATGATAATATTTTAGAAGGTATCACGACTACTGTTTCTGGTTTATTAAACAGACGTTTACATTTAGCTAAAGATGTAGTTAATCCACTCATTGCTAAATATACCGATTTAATCTCTAAATACATTGAAGGTTATGTTCCGCAAACAGCAGAAGTAACTGAAGTAGATTTCGGTGAATTTTATAATCACCCATTAGCTCGTAATATTTTTGAAGGCTATGGTATTAAAGATCTTGAACCTGTTCAAGGTTTTAAAGGTATCGTTTTAGATGAAACTAATAACTACTATAAAGGTGCATTAAAAACGGGTAGTGGTTTCATTGATAAAAAATTAGAAGAAATCATTAATGAACGCGGTGAAGACTGGTATCTTGATGTGGTTCGTAAACACTTTACAAACGGTCAAGAATTAGTTATCGTAAAACCAGAAGTAACTAATGACTATCGTGAAGAAGCTGATAAGAACCTAGTTATTCACATGGTTGCTAGACACTTATACGATCGTAATGAAACGTTAAATAGCGAACCTGTTAAAGAACAAGAGCTTAAACTATTACGCATCTTAGGTCGTACTTCTCAAAATATCAACAACTTGTTTAAATTACAAGATGATTTAACGGCTAAAGAAGTCGTGGTACCTGTAAGAGCGTCTAACGAAGGTATTACCGTTTATGGTCCTAACTATCGTAAGTTCTTAGATAAAGGTGGTAACAACAGTATTCTTGCTGGTTACGTGAAAGTTAAAGGCCCTGCTTTAGGGATTGAAGGTTTATTAGAGAAAAAAGTTTCTCTTGAATCTGCTTACGATCAAGAAGTATCTGGTGAAATCCGCCGTTTACGTTTAGAATCTATTCGTTTAATGCGTTTAGGTGCGACTCAAGAATTAGGTAAAATCGTAAAAGATATCCCAGTTGAAGTATTAAATACTATCCCTGAATTACAAGCTGAAAACATCAATGTAGAAGCAGCATTAATGCAACGTGGTCGTGAATATATTCAAAGCACACCAGTCACTTCAGTAGAAGATATTTATAGCTACGCTTCAAACATCATCACTTTAGGTTTATTACCAGAGTTAGAACTACACATGTTCTACAACACCATGGATAAATATTTAAAACCATCTGGTAATGGTGTTACACTTACTCCAGCTCAAGCAGCTTATTACGCTTGTTTAGAAGAAGTGACTAAATAC